CTCAGCTTCAGCATCGATGTTGTGGAATGCACTAACATCTTGTGCCAATTCTGGAGACCAAGAAGCTCTTAATTTTCTTTCAGTTACAGAAACTGTTACTGATTCTAAATCGAAAGAAACCTCACCAATTTCATCTTCAAATTCTAAAGATGCGTATTGACGATAAGTTACTGCGAAATCACCTTTTGCTAATGTAGAACCTGCTACAACATAATTAGAGAAACCTGAAGTTGCTGAGTAAGATTGTAAATCAACGTTGATGTAGATGAAACCATCACCATCACAGATATCATTATAGTTACCAGTAATACCTGCAGATTTTTGACCATATTCAACGATACCCTTACCGTACTTGTTAGTTACTAAGTTAATTGGTAAATTACCAGACATAACTTGAGAACAAGTAACTTGTAAAGAAGCTAAAAACTCTTCAGTATCCATTTCGTTACCGTTAGGACCTGCTAATTTTCCGGCACCTGTTTGAGTGAAACCAGAAACTTTTAAAATCACGTTAGATACTGAAGTACCTGTAGCGATTGCACCTGCTACCGAAGCAACACCTGCAGAGAAAGTAATCATGTCAGCAACAGTTGCCGTAATCGAAGTGAATGCTCCTTTTGAATAATCAAAAAGACCTTGATCGTTTGCATCAGATCCTTCATAGAATCTATCATACAAGTTAGTACCTGTATAACCTGTAGAAGCACTTGCTCCACCAGCACCGCCCGGAATACCGTAAGGAGAATAGTGACCGTTACCTGCAGTTCTTTCTTGAATTTTAGGTACGAAGAAGAACAATTTACCAATTGGTAAGTTCATTGCTTGTACTGAAACGATATCGTTTGCTAATAATTTAGAGAATACACGACGGATAATTGGGAAAACTACTGTCTCGAAAGAACCTGAAGCATCAGAAACTGCTGCTTCGTTGATTAAATAAGACGCTTGGTTTTCATACAATTGCGCGATGTTATCTTTTTGATGACCGTCTAGGCCGTCTAGGAATCCTAATTCATCCCATTTTTTAATGGTATCTTCTTTGATAACTCTTAGGTGTTTTAACCCAATGTTACCGACCATACCTGATTCTAATAATGCTCCCATTTTAGTATTGTTTTTTTTTAGTTTTTATTATTTTATTTTTCCCATTAAATCTTTCATTCTCTTGAATTGTGGATTCTCATAAGCCTTAGCTTCTGATAACACTTCTTGAGATGATGATGTAGATGGGGTATTAGAGATTTTTCCAACTACTGACTCGGTAACTGTTGTTTTTGTACCTAATTCAGATTTGATTGTGTTGAATAAACCTTTAGATTCATTCATTGTTGAAACTGAATCAAATCTCTTTAATATGTTCAATTTCTCTTGTTTTGTTGTAGAGTGTTCAGTAAATAAACGTGTAGCGTAAGCTAAGTTTGCATTAAACACAGCAACTTCGTTAAGTTTGTCTTTGAATAAAACTAAAGCCTTCTTGTATTCAGAATTTTGTTTCTTTAACTTTTCAACTTCTTCGTTCATTTCATGACGACCTGCCTTATATGTTTTCTTTTGAGCTGGTCCCCTAACTCCTGTTCCAAATGTTCTTATTGCTTCAGTAGCTTCAACTTCTTTAACGTCACCTTCTTCATCCTCATCATCTATTTCGATTTCATAGATAGTTTCTTCGTCCATTTCTTCTTCATCATCTTCTTCAGTTCCAAAATCTGACCCAAATTCTGTTTCAGTTTCTGGTTCCATCTCAGATTCAAATGATGGTTCAGAATCCATCTCATCATCAAGTTTGATAATGTAATCGTCTTCTCCGTCACCAAACTCAATGTTATTTCCGTCTTTCTTAACTACGATACCATCTTCTGGTTTCATTGCTTTGAAAACTTTTAATACTTCATCATCTGAAGCACCGGTCATATCCATTACGTCCTCATCTTCAGAACCTTCTTCTGCTGGTGGTAAAGCGAGATCTTCATCTCCTTCTTCATCATCTTCAGAATCTAATCCTTCAATGTCTTTGTTTAGTTCGTTATCGAGGTCTGTATCATTTTCAGAGTCGTCTGCTGTTGCATCGTCATCTGACATATCGTCTTCCTCTTCTTCAGGATCAACTTCATCCTCAGGTTGTTCACCCATCGGCATTTTAGTTTCATCCTCTTCTTCCAATGATTCTTTAAGCAAGTCATTCAGTTCTTGTTTCATGGTTGAAGCAAGTATACCCTTTGCATTTTGCTTTACTGCTTCTTCAAGTGTTTGTACTTGAAGTAACGCTTGTTCTAAAATT